GATCCATATGCTCCATTATTTACATTGACCAACGGAGAACTGTTCATATCTGATGATAATCTTGTAATCTGCTCCGAAACTTCTTGATAATGTTCGTCCGTACCGATTTTTGTGGTAAGAAATGGTCGCTGAAAATAAATTTTATGGACTTCTTCTTCACACATACTCTTATAACTGTCAAATTTTATTCCTTCTGCGGCCGTATCGAAAAAATAAAATGGTGTTTGTCCGTCGAAACTGTTTCTTTTTAACCATTGTATCGCATCAATCGGAGATATTCGTGGAAAGATACCCTTTAAAATCCCTTTGGTTTCCGTATTTAACTTTCCGATCTTCTTTACCTTCATATCTTTCTTACATATGTCGGCAATCAGAGAACCCAATGATCCTTCGAATGGTCTTACTAATTTTTTTATCGCATCATTGTACATATGCTCTTTAAAACAGAGTACTCGATAGATTTGTAGACCAGGTTTTGGTCGTACTAATCCGGTTACTTCAGTAATTTTTAAATCAAGATCAAATTTTTTCTTCGTTTTATTATTTTTTTCTAATGTGGTGTGCTGAATACTTAAAAAAATCTTTTCGTTACCAGTTATCAGTGCGTTCTCTAAAAATTGGATTGCATCTCTTATACCCAATGTGACCAAAATAGATTCTGCCTCTAATTCTTCTACAATATCGATCTCTGCGACCAATCCTTTGATATCATATTCTTTACCGGAATTAGAGGTCAAAATACATTGATTGACAGTATAGGCCGTTGGTAATATAGCAGAAGAACCTCCTCCCGCTATCATTGATGAATGTTTAGGCATTGATGAGTCTCTCGAATTCTTCTACGAATTGTTCAATATATTTTGGTGATATGATTTTTATTTGTGATCGATCAAAATTTAATCCTTCGATATATGCCTGATTCGTTATATAATCTACATTATTCATTGATTCTGTTCCCGGAATATTCTCTGATATTTGAATTGGCCTATTTTTTGGATCTATTCCATCATATAATGTATTACCATAAGAATCTGTATTGGATTCTGATAAACTATAATAATGATGTGGTGCCATTCGATATTTCCACGATCTGTGTGATGAAACACTATCATTCGTCGTTCCACCTATCAATAATTCTGTACTATTTGAAGCCTGATCAGGATCTCCTAAAAAACCACCCCCAATAATAGAGGAATCATTGTTTCCTGTTATCGGATTTATACCAGCTGTTCCATTTGTTACATTTTGAATGACAAGTTGACCCATATCTAAATCTTTTTTAACTAATGTTCCTTGTGCACCTGATATAGAACCTGTAATTGTTTCGCCTAATACAAATCTACCCGATAACGAGTTAGGATATCCTGTTATTGCATTATCAGTATTTCTATCGAGTGGTACAAATGTTTTAGTATTTAAAGCATATCCTTCAAATTCTATGGCCATATATTCTTGGAGATCTTCTTGGGACATAGGCCAAACACCTAAACCGTCATGAAGAAACTCATTGATTACAAAAAATGTCCAATAATAATCAGTTGTACCATATAATCTTTCTGACATTCTATCTGGTCGTTCACCATTTTGTACGGTTTCTAATTTATATACGGTTGTATTGTCAACTTTATAACCTTCAGGCCTTACAGATCTATAGATATCAATAACGTTTTGTAGCACCCCATCGCGATTAAAATCATATTGTTGTGTTGGAAATAATTTAAAAAATGCCATTATGGAGTCCCCGGAGTCGTATTATTTTTATCTTTTTCTTCTTGTTTTTTCTTATCTGTATCTTGTTTTATTCCTTCATTCACATCTGATTCAGTATCAGTAGCGTCGGATTGCATACCATCTCTACCCTTTCTATAATATTTAAGACCAGTACCATATAAATCATTACGTGTAAGAGTTTTACTTTCTGATATACTAAGAGAAAGATTTGTTTCTACCGGTGCACCATCATCGTGGTACATTTGATTACTATCATTATATGTCACAGATAAACCTGTAATAAAAGAATCCATAATCATTGGTAAAAATTCTGATTCACTTTCTCCGTCCCAGAATTGTGTACGCAACATTGGTGGATATTTTAAAGAAAATACCCCTGCTGTTTCTGCATACATATTTTTTCTGAACCAATTTTCTATCCATTTAATTGTTTCTGCTTCTTCTTTTGATTCTGAGACAAATTGAAATTCGAATTGAAATGTTCTTGGGGACATACCTTCAAATGCTAAATTTGTAAATGGATTAAGTGCAACCCCTCTATTCATTCCTAATTCTGTAGCTGCAGCTTCTAGTGTTCCACCAATATTTCCAGCTAATTCAATTGATTTTGCTGCTACATCTGATTCACTTAATTGAGTTCCACTTCCAGGTGGTCCATCAGATTTTAAAGATCTTAGTGCTTTAACACTACCTAAATCCACACCAGTATATGATGCTCCATCACTGACTGAAAGTGCTTTTGGAAGATATAAAAATACCATTTGACCCATATTATTAGGATTATTATCGTGTTTCAGCTGAAAACTCATATACGGTTGTGAAGCGGTATTTGCTGCTTCTCGCAAAGATTCAGGATATGAATATATTGGTTTTGCCATATTTTTACCTATATAAATAGAATTATATTATTAACTATGGTACTATTTATATGAGTTACAAAGGCAAATACACAATAAAATATCCGGATAAGTACATTGGAGATCCTAAATCGATTGTATATCGATCATTATGGGAACGACAATGTTTTAAATGGTGTGAAAGTAATCCGCGAGTAAGAGGTTGGAATTCAGAAGAGATCGTTATTCCATATATGTCAGATGTAGATGGACGTTTACATCGATATTATGTCGATTTATTGATTGTAATGGAGAATGATGAAGTCTTTTTAGTTGAAATAAAACCTAAAAAACAAACTCAACCACCTAAAAAACCTAAAAGAAAGACAAAGAAATATGCTCAAGAAGTGGCAACCTATATTACAAATACAAATAAATGGGGTGCTGCACAAAAGTTTGCTGAACAAAAGGAATGGAAATTTCAGATATGGACAGAAGAAACTTTAAAGAATTTAGGTATCAAACTACTAAAGGGATGATATAAATAGATCTATGGCAAGTTTATTCGATCAATTACAAGCGGGAGCATCACGTAGTCAAATCAGATTAAATTCTGGTGAGGCTAAAAAATGGTTCCAAAAGAAAGTTAGAGCTCTCGGTAAAGTATCTCCACAAAGAGTACTGAAAGATGAGGCTATGGAAGATGCGTCAGTTGCAGAATTAAACAAAACTGGTGCAATTGGTAGTATGTACATGTATTTCTATGATCCAAAACATAAGAAAACATTACCGTATTACGATAGATTTCCACTTACAATCGTAGTTGGACCTGCACCTGGTGGTTTTTATGGACTTAATTTACATTACTTATCACCTGTTGTCCGAGCTAGATTTTTAGATCAGCTTATGTCGTTATCTCCGGCAAAAATGACAAACAAATCAAGATTGAATAAATTACGTTATAATTTGTTACAAAGTACAAAGAAATATAAAGAATTCGAACCATGCTATAGACATTATTTAATGCCTAAAGTTAAAACTAATCTCGTGAGAGTTCCAATGACTGATTGGGAAATAGCAATATTCTTACCAACTGAACAGTTTGCTAAAGTTTCCAAAGAAACAGTTTGGAGATATTCACGTAAAGCATACGCAGGATAAAAATGAACATAGATACAATGAAAGCAATGATATCCAAAAAGGGTGGATTAGCTCAAACTAATAGATTTTTAGTTATGATGACCGCTCCTAAGGTTTCGCTTCTTAATACAGATCCTTCAGTATTATTAGGAACTCTTGCTTCAGGTGGAGGAATTGGAAATTTATTCAATGATCCACGTGATATATCAATGTTAGCTAAATCAGTACAAATACCTGGTAGAAATTTATCAACTCTCGATAAAAGAATAGGTAAACAATCAATGAAAATACCTTATGATTATATTGATGCTGATGTTGCTATGACGTTTTATTTAACAAACGATATGTATGCTCGAAGATATTTCGCAGATTGGTTAGGTTGCATCGTTGATCCTGATAGATATAGAATGGGTTATAAAAAAGATTATGCAACAGATATACAAATTATACAACTCAATCAAAAGAATTTCCCGATATTTGGATGTACATTAGAAAATGCATATCCTATGGATATATCGGCAATAGATTTGGATGCTTCTACTGACAGTGGCATTCAAGATATGACAGTTAATTTCGCGTATGATAAATACAAAGAATTAGACGCGTCACTTGACAGCTTAACTTCCGTTGTTGATACTGTTTTGCCACAGATTCAAAACACTTTAAGCTTAATTTCATCATAATAGGAGAATAATATTATGGCATTACCAAAACTGAATACCTCTAAGTTTCTAACGACAATTCCGTCGACAGGACAAGAGGTTGAATATAGACCGTACCTTGTAAAGGAAGAAAAGGTACTAATGCTTCTCTC